GTTGGCAATCTGCCAGCTGGTGCAACGTTTGCTTTTGGCATCATCACGGCTTCCGCCACGATGGGTGCTTCAGCAACGCTTGCTATCGGCATCTCTGGCACGACCGGTAAATATCGCGCAGCTGCGACGTTTACTTCTGCCGACACGCCAACGTTGTTTGGAACGGCTGCGACGATTGGCGCAGCTGATCCAGCTTTGTCAGCTGAAGAAACAGTGATCGTTACGATTGGTACCGCTTCACTGCCAACCTCTGGCACGCTCGTCATCGATCTTTACTACTCGATGCCTAACTAACAAAATTTGGGGGCGGTGTTAGTTATCCGCCCCTAACTCTCATAGGAGTTAGCAATGGCGACCTATTTTTTCGGCGTTAACAACGGCGCTGGTATTAATGGTGGCACGGTTACAGATGCTTCCACAACGACCAACAAAGATGTTGAAGTCGTAATCAACACGACAGCTAATGTCCCTTCAAAAGAAGAACTGATTCTGTCGATTCAGAAATTGTATGATTACATCGTCGTTCGCGACAAAGTTTGGTAAGGAGCTTAGCCCATGCCAATTCGGCGCGGAGATGATAACGCATATGTGCTTGCCAGTAACGTTTCAGCTACTGGCTCTGCCGTCGCTATTAAAGGCGGCGAATACCATTTTATGGTAGAGGGAACTGTTGGCTCATCAACGATCAGCTTGCAGATTCAAACGCCAAACGGCACTTGGGCGCCCATATCGATCTTTTCTGGATCGCTTGTTCAAACAACTTCTCTTCCTTACAGCCAAGCATCTATAGCGCTTCCTGCCGGTAACGTAAGGATGGCGGCTACAGGTGGAACGCCTTCAGCGCTTTATGCTTATCTGGTCGGTGTTGGATAATGTCTCAAAGCGTAGTCGATATATGTAACAGCGCGCTACAACGCGTTGGTGCGACATCGATTCTGAGTATTCTGGATAATAGTCCAGAAGCCAGAGCGTGTAATATCGCCTACGATTCCAACAGACGCGATGAATTGCGTAAGTTCAAATGGAACTTTGCAATAACGCGCGTTGTATTGGCACCAGACTCAACTGCGCCAGCGTTTGATTATACATACGCTTTTTCAATGCCGTCAGATTGTATTCGAGTTATTCGGCCCAACACATATGATTTGGATTGGCAGATTGAAGGTCGAAAAATACTGACAAACGACAGTAACGTTATGAATTTACGTTATATTAAAGACGTAACAGACGTTAACTATTTTGATCCGTCATTTTATAACGTTATTTGCGCGGCGCTTGCTGTCGATCTTGTCGAGCGTTTAACGCAATCAAACACAAAAAAACAACTTCTTCTTAAAGATTATAATGACGCAGTAGGAGACGCGAAACGGGCAAACGCATTCGAAGCCGGTCCCGAAGATGCGCCAGATGATGACTGGCTGATTGCGAGGTTATAAATGCCTCGCGCAACTTGGTCCCAAAACAATTTTAACGGCGGCGAATGGTCGCCTTTAACGTATGGTCGCACAGACCTTGCGAAATATAAAAACGCATTAGCAACTTGTTTGAATTATGTGCCAACAGCGCAAGGTGGATTAACACGCCGACCAGGAACGCATTATATTGCTAACGTTAAAACAGGTACAAACGCTGTTAGATTACAAGCTTTTGAGTATTCAATTACGCAAGCTTACGTTTTAGAGTTTGGGCCGAATTACGTTCGTTTTTATACGCAAGGTGGGCAGTTAATACATTCTGGCACTGCGGCGTATAGCGGCTCGACGGCTTATACTCCTGGCGCTGCGGTGACGAATGGCGGGACAACATATGTTTGTATCGCCAACACAACGGGGAATGCGCCGCCAAATGCGACTTATTGGTACGCTCAAACGACGACAAGCGGCGTAACGCCGTATGAAATTCCCACGCCTTACGGCGCAAGTGATTTGGCCGGATTGTCTTTTGTTCAGTCAGCCGACGTCCTCTATATTGCACACCAGAGTTACGCACCTCGAACAATTAACAGAACCGGCGCGCTTTCTTGGTCTGTTAATACGCTGACTTTTACAGACGGCCCATATTTAATCACCAATTCAACAACGACAACGCTGACATCCAGCACGGCAGCCACCGGATCGGCCACATTAACCGCGTCATCCACGACAGGCATTAATGGTGGAACAGGGTTCACGGCGAACGACGTAGGACGCGTTGTTCGCATTAAACCGGGTTCAACTTGGGCTTGGGGGACAATTACAGCATACACAAGCGCGACTGTCGTAACAGTTAATTGGACAACTGCACCGAGCGCGACGACTGCCGCGGCAGTTTGGCGTCTTGGTATTTGGGGGGTGACAAACGGGTATCCTAATGCTGTTTGCTTCCACCAGGACAGATTGGTGTTTGGCGGCGTAGCGACATATCCAAACCGCATCGACGCATCTAATACAAGTGATTACACAAATTTTGCGCCATCAGCCGCTGACGGAACTGTCGCAGATAGTAATGCTTTGTCGTTCAATTTGTCATCGGCAAAGATGAACGTCATCAATTGGATACTATCTGACGAATGGGGCATGTTGGTCGGAACAGCATCTAATGAGTGGGTCGTTGCAGCTTCGACAACTCAGGTTGCGCTGACGCCATCAAACGTTAACGCCAAGATTACGACTTCATACGGATCAAACGGCGTTTATCCAGTTCGAATGGGTAAATCGACATTGTTTGTTCAAAGAACTGGTCGCAAGCTTCGCGAAATGGGCTATCAATTTATCGTCAATACGTTCCAAGCGCCGGATATTTCGCTTGTATCAGAGCATTTGACAAAGAACGGCCTCAAACAAATGGCCGCGCAACAAGCGCCACAACCAATTCTTTGGATTGTTAGAAATGACGGCACTTTAGTCGGCATGTCGTACGACAAAGAACAAGAAATTATGGGTTGGCATCAACATCAGCTTGGCGGCTACTCCGATGCGGCACAAACCTTACCCCCTGTCGTTGAAAGCATTGCTGCTATACCCTCCCCTACTACAATTCGTGACGATCTTTGGATTTCTGTTCAGCGTTACGTTAATGGTTCTGTGGTTCGCACTGTTGAGTTGCTTAATAAGTATTGGGAAGATGGTGATGCTCTTTCCGACGCATTCTTTGTTGACTGTGGCGCGACATATAGTGGCGCGTCTACTACCACTGTTTCTGGCCTTACATGGTTGAAAGGCCAGACTGTAAGCGTTCTGGCTGATGGGTCTGTTCACCCTACCTGTGTTGTTAATAGCTCCGGCGTAATCACGCTTTCTCGAAGCGCTACAAAAGTTCAAGTCGGCCTTGGTTATAACAGTGACGGCAGAACGATGCGCGTTGAGTCAGGTGGCGGCGACGGAACTGCGCAAGGTAAATTAAAGCGTTTTCATCGCGCTATTTTCAGATTGTTTCAATCTGTCGGCTTAAATGTCGCTTCTGTATCTGGAACTGCTTTTCCAGAACCATTTAGATCCAGCGCCGATCTGATGGACAATCCTGTCGCTCTTTATACCGGCGATAAAAGGTGGACCTGGGACGGATCTTATGAATTGGAAGGCCAAATATTCTGGCGTCAAAGTGATCCGTTGCCAAGCAACGTTTTGATGGTTGTCGCGCAGCTTGAAACTCAGGATGGCGGCTAATGGAAGGCATTTTAGGCACCCTCGGCCTTATATCCAGCGGCGTTTCTCTCGCCAGCGGTATTGGCGGCATGATGCAGCAAATGCAATCATCCGCCGCGGCGAATGCTGCTATTTCAAGAGCTGGCGCATACAACAACGCCGCTATTCAGCAAAAGGCCGATGCTGAAGCGCAGGCTGATGAATATAACGCGACGATAGCGGTTAAGAATTCCGTTTACGCCGGATATGAGCGCGACGTTGCGCTTGCTGAAATAGACAGAACTGCTTACCGCACAAATGGCTCATTGATTGCCGGATATGGTGCCGCTGGCGTTTCGTCGAATAGCGGTTCGGCTCTTGATGTGCTGGCCGACAGCACGGCATCGGCGGCAAGAGATCGCCTTAACACAACATTTAATTACAACATTCAAATTGAGAATTACAAAGATCAAGCCACGTTAGATAATATGGCGGCGAATAATGCGCGCGCTGCGGCGGTTCTTGGCATCCAAGCAAACAACGCCAATACGCAAGCTCAGATACTGAGCAACACATATTCCAGCCAGATGAACCAGCTTAAATCTGTCGGTTCAACGGCTAGTAACTTTTCAAACATGATTCCGTCTTTGTCGTCATTTGCAGCTGGGGCGGCAAAACTCGCGCCTACTCTTTTGGCTTTTCTATAGGTAACTAAATGTCGAAGCTCACATCATACGACAGTTCGGTTTTACCTACCGCTCGTTTAAATACGAGCGCCAATCCGTATGAGTTTGGCGCAGAAAAGGCTGCCGCGTTAAAAGAAATGGGTAATGCGCAGATGGCGATGGCCGAGGCGCAGCAAAATCGCGGTAGAGGTCTTGAAGCTTTTAGCTCTGACATGGCTTCGGTTAATCAAAGCCTATACAAGCTGGGCGTTGAAGACGAAGTAACAAATGTTCACACTTCGATGGCGGGTATTTCAGCCAATATGCAGAAGACTTTGTCTGACACTTATAATCAGACACAGCCAGGAGATAAAACTTTTGTTCAGCGCATTTCAGATGCAGCCGACGAAAAATTAAAAGGACTTGGTGATAGTTTAACGACAAGAGAAGCCCAAAAGACATTTGCAACAATGTCTGCGACTTTAAAAAATCAATACATTCAAGAAGCAATCAGTATGCAAGGTCGTCTTGAAGGCGATTTTGCTAAAAATCAAGCAACTGAAATCAGCGATAATCTTTCCAAGGTTGTTTCCAACAATCCGAGCGCTATTGATTTATCAATCAAACAACTTCACGATTTTATTGACGATCCAAATGGTCGGTTTTCTCGCATCGATCAAGCAAAACGCGACCAATACAAATATGAAGCAACACAAAAGCTAAATGAAAGCGCGACATTAGGATTTATCCGTCAAAGCCCTGGCGCATTAAATTCGAGGATCGATCCAACTGTCAGAAACTCGCTTGATAAAGCAAACGAGAACCCGCCGACGCCTGGAATGCCGCCAAATCTTGGCGCTGATACGGTAAAGCCATACGATCAAGGTAAAATCGCTTATCTTGTTCGCAAGATCGACGCGCCAACCAAATATGATGCTTGGATTCAAGAAGCTGCGCGTAAAGAAGGCATCGATCCGCGTGAATTGAAGCTTCGTATTGGCGCTGAATCCAATTTCGATCCGAACGCCAAAAGCAGCCAAGGCGCTGGCGGCATAATGCAGTTCACCCCAGAAACAGCTGCGCGATACGGCATAGACGCAGCAGATCCCCGCGATTCTATATTTGGCGCAGCTAAAGTCTTGGCGGATTATCAGCGCAAGGCTGGCGGCGACATGTCAAAAGTTGACATGATGTATTATGGCGGTGAAAGCGGCAAAGGTTGGGGGCCAAATACAAAACAATATGCGGCTAACCTTGCCGCCGTTCGCCAACAAGCTGGATTGTCTGTTAGCGCCACGCCAGAAAGCTTTGCACCAAATGCTGGTGAATTGGCTGCGTCAGCAAATGGCAATAAACCGCTCAAAACAGGTTTTGCTGCGTTCGATGCCTTACCGGCTGACAAGCAATACACAATGCTGAACCATGACCGCGCGATGAAAAACGCCGCAGAAGCTGATGTTCAACAGGCGCAAGTTAGAAACGAAAAAGCCGTTAAAATGGAACAGGAAGCTGTTACCAATAGTATCATTAAACGAATTTATGATCCTAAAAATAACGGTGGCCCAATAACGGCAATCGATATTGCTAATATGGGTGATAAGCTTGAAACACCTCAAATTGTGCAACTTCAGAACATTAGGGATCATTACAACACACAAGAAAGCAAAACAAATAAAGATCATCCAGAAGCCTATATGGCTCACATCAAAGATATTTACAGCCCAACTAATACGACGCCTACTCCAACGATTATGAACAATCTTTATAATGCGATGGATAAGGGCGAGATCAGCGCCAAAGAATATTTGGATCTTCGTGACAAAGCCATCAAGCATAGAGATGGTGTTGATACAGATGTCCGTAAAAACATGCTGTCGTCATTGCAATCAGCTGAAAAAGCTTTTTATCAAAACCCTTTACTCGCCGGTATGGAAAAAATGGCTCCTGGCACTGTGAGAGAAATCTCACAAGGCTTTTATCGCCATATGGAAAGCAAAGTGGCCGAATACCAAAAGGCCGGAAAAGATCCGGCTGAGTTATTCTACAACGATAAGAATCCAGATTATTTCTATAATCCGCAATTGTTGCGTCGATTTATACCCGCAAACCCCGCAAGCGCTGCGGTTGCGCCAATCGTGACGGCGGAAGCGCAATCTATGCCGACTTATAACGATTACGACAAATTAAAAAGCGGCGACAAGTTTACCGATCCGCAAGGTAACATAAGGACTAAGAGATAATGGGCTGGCAAGACGATCCCATCGTAGCAGCTGCTCAAACTGGCTCAGATGTTAATCCGCCTGCGCCTTGGGAAAACGATCCTGTTTTGTTTGACTCCAAAGGCGCGCCGCAGGCGAACGTGTTGGCGCAGCCAAAACAATCTGGCGGCATATTGCAGGCGATTGAAGCCGGTGCGGAATCTTCTGTCGCGGGTTTAGCTTATCGTGGCAAGCTTCCAGATGTTGAGCTAGATCCTTCTCACAGCCATTGGTATGAGCGCGCCGCGCAAGGTGCAGCACAAATGGCTCTTGATCTGCCGTTTATGGTCGCTGGCGCTGTTGCAGGTGGCGCGGCAGGCGGCGCAGCTGGTACAGCCGTGCCATTGGTAGGTAATGCTGTTGGCGGCGCTTTAGGCGCTGGCGCAGGCGCGTTTGCTCTGCCAGGAGCTATTCGCGAAGCCTATATTCAATCCTATAAAAATGGTGAGATCACCAGCTCCGGTGATTTTTTATCTCGCGCTAACATCGTTTTAAAGACTGCCGGTAAGGAAGCGCTTGTTGGCGCGGCAACAGCTGGTCTTGGCCGTCTTGGCAAGCTCGGCGCTGAAACAGTTGGTTGGGGCGCTAAAGGTGCCGCTACATCAGCTTTGGCCGGTGAATACGCCGGTATGGTCGTCACTCCTTCTCTACTTGAAGGAAAGATGCCGGAGTTAAATGATTTCATTGATGGCGCGGTCATGGTTGGCGGCTTTAAAGCCGTTCATCATGTAAGCGGTAAGATTGCGGACATTTACGCCAAAACTGGCGCTATGCCAGCCGAAGTCGTCAATGAGGCGTATAACGATCCTCAGATTATGGACGATCTTGGCGTTCCTAAAAAAATCACGCCAGAAATTCAAACTTGGCGCGAGACATCCGTAAAGCCAATCGACGCCACCAACGTCACGAATTCATCTGAACTGGTCAACTCAATCAAAACGAGCCTTGGCGATAATCACTTTGTTTCCACAATTGTGGACAAGCTTGCGCCTAAATTGCAGAATTTTAAAGTTGAGATTCTTCCAGATTCTGAGTGGAAATATCGCGGCTTTAGCCAAAACCGGCAAGCTCAAACCAATTTTAAGACCAACACAATACAATTTAGAGATAACATCAAACCGGAAGCTGCTTTTCACGAAATTCTGCACGAAGCGACATTTAATGAGCTAAAAACCAATACGGAATTCGCTCAAAATGTTCGTGGCATTATGGACCGCGTCCGTGGGGAGATTGCTGCCGGTAATGTCGAGAATGTGCCAAAACCCGATCTTCAGCGCGTTAAGAAAGCGTTAAAGAATGAGGCGGAATTCGTCGCTTATGGGCTGAGTTCACCAGAGGTAATTAACACGCTTCGCGGCATTCGTGGCGAAGGTTCCTCGCCGACAATGTTCACGACGTTGGTTGGCAAGGTGACGCAAGATCTTGGCTTCCAACAACAGCACTATTCCGCCCTGCACGATCTTATTCGCGCTGTCGAAGGCGGTGTTGAAAAGCCGGAAGCGAAGCAGCCAGAAGTGACAGGATCTGTTGAAGCCGGTCCTGTAGTTGCCGAAGTCCCTGCCCCGCGCGAAATACCGCGCGCTTATGAACAGATGGCGCGAGAGGCAAATGCGCAGGAAGCTGTGCCAAGCGAGAAAGCCAAAGAAGTCTTGGCTAATCCGTTTGCTGAAGTGACGCAGCTGGAAGGCCAGCCTGCCCGTTCGCATGAAGTCAATTACAACTACATCAACGCATCAGACGACGTTAAAGGCGCGATGGCGCGTCTGTCTAAAGTGTTTTTTGATGAGATCGACAAGCAGCGCAAAGGAAAAGTCAGCTGGGAAACGTCTCAGGTTGAAGCTGGCGAATATTTAAACAAGCTTCTTGGCGGCGAAGCGATGCCGGTCCGTGAGCCTGGAACGCCAGCCGGTCACGCTGAACTGTTGGCGCGGATGCAGCTAACCGAAGGCGCAGTGTCGGATATGGTCCGCAAGGCGCAAGAGTTAAAGGATCTTGGCACCGACGCCAGTGAAGAACAGAAAGTTCAAGTTCTTTTGGCGATTGATCGCGCCGCTATGATCCAGGCCGAATTCTTGGGCGCTAGAGCTGAAGCTGGCCGCGCGCTAAATATCTTAAAGGCGACAAAGCGCTCCGCCGAACGCGCTGAACAGATCAAGCAGATCATGGAGCGCTTTGGAAATGATCCAGCCAAAATGGCGGACATGATCTTGGCGCTTGATAGCCCAGAACAAGCCGCAAAATTGGCAAGAGAAGCAACCAAAGCGACGACATATGAAAAGTTTGTTGAGGCTTGGAAAGCAGCGCTTGTTTCCGGTCCGATTACTCAGATCGCCAACATTGCAGGCAACGTGACGTTTATGGCGTCTCGACCAGTTATTGATTTGGCGGCGTCTGGCGTTGGCATGGTTCGCGGTGCCGAAGAAGGCGTTTACGCTAGAGAAGCTGTTCAGCGGCTAGTCGGTAATTTTCATGGCTCTTTGGACGGCGCAAAGGTTGCTTGGGAAATTTTAAAAAACGGCGCAGAAGTAAACGGCAAAGCCGAAGCCAAAAAAAATGCGATTGGCGGCAAGGTTGGCGAGGTTGTGCGCCTGCCATTTAGGGCGTTGTCAGCCGGTGACGCGCTTTTTAATGAAGCGAATAAGCGCGGCGAGATATATTCCCAGGCAACGCGTCAGGCTTTCACGGAGGGTTTAGATCCGCGCACGGCTGAATTTAAAAATCGCGTTATTCAGATTGCTACCAATCCACCAGAGAAAATGGCGGCTGAAGCTGCGGATGTCGCCAAGCGCTTTACGTTTAACGCTGAGCTTGGCGAAAAAGGCCGCGCGCTTCAAAACTTTGTGCGCGCAACCAATACGCAGTGGCTGATGCCGTTTATTCAAACGCCAGCCAACGTCTTGAAGGAAATGGTTCGATTGACGCCTGCCGCGCCGATCTTGTCTGAGTGGCGTGCGGATTTTGAAAAAGGCGGCGTTTATAGAGATCGTGCAATAGCTGAGATTGCTGTTGGCACATCTTTAAGTGTGGCGACATCTGTGTTGGCGCATTCCGGCATGATTTCTGGAAATGGCGATCCAGATCCAAAGAAGCGCGCCACCATGATCGGCACTGGTTGGCAACCATACAGCTTTAAGAACCCATACAATGGAAAATGGTACAGCTATCAGCGCTTGCAGCCAATTGGCACCTTGATTGGGCTGGCAGCTGATATTGGCGAACATTGGGATCATTTTACGGCTGACGAAAAAGATTACACTGCCAAGACATTGGCGATGGCGTTTAGTAACGCTGTTACGAACCAAACATTCTTGGTCGGTCTGACGCAATCATTAAATGCTTTTACTCAGCCGGAAGAAAAGTTTTCCAAATGGGTTCAAAGCATGGCCGGATCAATGGTCCCTGGCGTCATCGGCCAGACGAACCAGCTTATCGATCCATACCAAAGACAAGTTTACAGCGTGTTTGATGCGGTTAAGGCGCGTATTCCTGGCTTGAGTCAAACGTTGCCGCCAAAGCGTGACATTGTTGGCGAAGCAATACCAAACAAAGAGCGTAGCGGCTTCATATCACCCGTAACAGTTTCACAAGAAAAGAACGATGTTGTGCGCTCCGAATTGGCGAGACTTGGCATCGCAACACAAAGAGCGCCAGGGTACATAGAATTGCCAGCAATGCACGATAGTAAACTCGGCAAGGTCGAATTAACGGCTGAGCAAAAAGACATTTACTCTGAACGATCTGGCAAATTTGCGTATCAAATCCTTAAACCAATCATGTCTGGTCAATCTTGGGCATCAACGCCCGATATTATTCAGAAGCAGATTGTTGAAAGCGTATTTAAGGATGCGCGCGAAATCGCAAAGAATGAAGCAGTCAAACCGGAGCAACTACAGAAAGAGTTGTTACGGATAAATACTGAACTGCAAAAACGCATGACAAAGCAAAAATAGCTTTCATTTTGTGCTGTTTGTTGGGATAATCGCAATTCGAGGATGCCATGACCGTTTCGTCTACAACTTCACGCGCCGACTATACCGGTAATGGCTCAACAACGGCCTTTACTGTGCCGTTCTATTTTTTGGATAACAGTCATGTTACGGTTTACTCGACTGTTATCGCAACAGGCGCAACAACGACGCTTGTTCTTGGCACCGATTACACATTAACAGGCGCTGGCGTTTCTACCGGCGGCACTGTAACAACTACTGTTGCGCCAACTACTTCCCAGAAACTGTCGATATTGCGAAGCGTTCCGCAAACGCAGCTTATCCATTACGTTCCGAACGATCCGTTTCCAGCTGCAACGCATGAGCAAGCGCTCGATCAGCTGACGATGGAAGTTCAACAGGTTAATGAAACGCTGGCGCGTTCTATTAAGTTGTCATCCACTAACACGATGACATCGACAGAATTTACAGTAACAGCTGCTAATCGCGCAAACAAAGTTCTTGGTTTTGACAGCACTGGTGAATTGTCTGTTACGCAAGAGCTTGGAACTTATCAATCGAATTGGGCGGCAAGCACATCATATAAACAGCGAGACATAGTTAAGGACGCCAGCAACAGTAATATTTATATTTGTTTGACTGCGCATACATCATCTGGCTCAACGCCAATCAGCACCAATACGGATGCTTCTAAATGGGGCCTTATAGTTGATGCGGCAGCGGCAGCGACTTCTGCTTCATCGGCGTCTGCGTCAGCTTCAGCGGCCTCAACAAGCGCTTCTGCGGCGTCGTCATCAGCATCAGCTGCTTCAACAAGCGCGTCAAATGCGTCAACAAGCGCTACAAATGCGGCGACAAGCGCCAGCAATGCTTCGACCAGCGCTTCAAGCGCATCTACTAGTTCAACAAACGCCTCCAATAAATACACGTTATTTCATAATCAATATCAAGGATCATATTCGAGTGATCCAACGACAAGACCGGATAGCAGCGCGCTTCAAACTGGCGATCTTTATTTTAATACGACCGTATCCGGCATAAAAGCATATAGCGGTTCAAGTTGGGTAACGGCTTACAATACAGGCGGCGGTTCCGCGCTTATTGCAAGCAATAACCTGAGTGACTTGCCTAACGCGGGAACTGCAAGATCGAACCTCGGTCTAGGCGCGCTTGCTACTGTAACCCCCGGAACTGGCGTTGCGACGGCTGCGGCTGCGGCGGTTAATGCTACCGGCGGCTTTATCACCTACACTACTTATGCGCCTGCTTCTGGCAAAACGCTTACTGTAAGCAATTCGCTTACGCTGGCTGGCGTAGATGGTAAAACAGCTACCTTTAATAACTCTTTGACATTTGCTGGCACCGACGGAACGACAATGACGTTTCCTGCAACGTCATCAAGTATTGGCTATCTCAACATACCGCAAAATGCTCAAACATCAGCTTATGTCGCGGTTGTTGGCGATGTCGGCAAGCACATCAGCATCACAACTGGCGGCGTGACTGTTAACGCCTCTGTGTTCAGCGCTGGCGATGTGTTCACAATCTATAACAATTCTGGCTCTAGCCAGACCATAACGGCGGGCGCGAGCGTTACCTTCCGCCTTGCTGGCACAGCCACAACAGGTAATAGAACGCTTGCTCAATATGGTTTAGCGACCGTGCTTTGCGTTACTGGCGGCGCTACGCCAACATTTGTTATTTCCGGCGCTGGAGTAACCTAATGTCCGGCATTATGGCAATGCTGTTTGCGGGCGGCGGTCAATATACAATTATTGAAAATTTTCTTGCTTCAGGTTCATGGGTCGCACCTACAGGTGTAACTACTGTTGATTATCTTGTTGTTGCTGGCGGCGGCGGCGGCGGAGCGGGGCAAAGTGGGGGCAATGCCTATTCTGGCGGCGGCGGCGGCGCTGGCGGCTTTAGAACTGGCACTGGCGTCTCAGTAACCGCCGGAAATACATATACAGTGACAGTTGGCGGCGGCGGCGCTGGTGCCACTCCGGGCATATCTGGAACGAAAGGCACTGATAGCACATTAAATTTATCTCCGGCCATAACATCAACAGGTGGCGGTGGTGGCGCGGGTCAAAATACTGGTGTCGCTACACTAGGCGGTAGCGGAGGATCTGGCGGCGGTGGAACTGTCGGCGGCGCTGGCGGCGCAGGTAATACGCCTTCAACTACACCACCACAAGGTAACATCGGCGGCGGAAGCACCGCAAGCGCGCCTGGATACGGTAGTGGTGGAGGCGGCGGCGCTACGGGAACTGGATTTGCAGGCACAACAACTATTGGCGGTGCTGGCGGTGCGGGAACCGCTTATAGCGGCACATCATATGCGGGTGGTGGCGGCGGCGGAACTTATGCAGGCACCGCGCCTGGCGCTCTTGGTGGAACAGGCGGCGGGGCAAATGGCGGAATCAATAGTTCTGTAGCTCCTTCTGCATCGGCTAATACAGGTGGTGGTGGTGGTGGTGCTGGCACATCTCCGCCTAATAGTGTAGGCGGCGGTGGTGCAGGCGGTTCTGGTATCGTCATTCTTTCTTACACAGTCAACAAAGGCACCGCGATTACATTTAATTCCTCTGCACAAATAGTGATTCCGACAGGATGCACTTCTATTGACTATCTTGTTGCGGCAGGCGGGGCCAGTGGCGGAGCGGCGCAGCCAAACGCCAATATTGCAGGTGGTGGAGGAGCTGGCGGCGTTCTTGTCGGGTCTTCTATTTCTGTAACGGCAGGAACTACATTAACCGTCACTGTTGGCGGTGGCGGCGCGAGCGTTTCTTCAAATGCTTACGGCAATGCGGGATCACCAAGTTCAATTTCTGGTTCGCCTTTCACCACAGTCACAGCAACTGGCGGCGGCGGTGGTGGCGGATCTACTCCTTATACTTCTGGGCAAAGCGGTGGATCTGGTGGCGGCGCTGGGGCTACGGCGACCGCTGTTCCAGGCGGTTCAGGCACAGCTCCACAGGGTTATAAAGGAGGCAACGGCGTAGCCGGGTCATCAGCAACTGGTGGTGGCGGTGGCTGGGGCGGTGCTGGAGGCGATGCAAGCGGAACTACTAGTGGTAATGGCGGCATAGCCGGAACATCTACAATAACAGGATCAACTGTTTATTACGCTGGCGGTGGCGGTGGTGGGGCGTATGTTGCACCGGCTACGGCAGGGCTTGGCGGCGGCGTTTCAAGCCCAGCATCTCAAAAAGGCGGTGGTGGCGATGGTAACGTCCTTAACGGCGCAGGCACGGCAGGCTCTCCAAATACTGGCGGTGGTGGTGGTGCGGGCGGCACAAGCACGACAGGCAACGGTGCATCCGGCGCTGGCGGTTCTGGCATCGTAATTATAAAGTTTAACTAATGAAAAAAATTTACAAACTTCTCGGTATTGAGACCGCTATGTATCTTCTTCGTCCAGGCGCTTCTTGGGAGTGCGACGGGCAAAAATTTACTCGTTGGGAAGATGAACGCCCTTGTCCAACAATGCAAGAAGTCTACGAAACAATCGACAAGATAAAGGCATTTGAAGATAGCATAAACACTATTTATACCGCAGCGCAATTAGAAGAAATGGGTATTAAAGAAGCTGAATTAGAAAAGGCTATCGGCGATGCAGCTTGATGGAATTTTTCCAACACCCATTGGCTTCTTCAAATTTGAAGATGGCCTTACTGATGCGCAGACTAAGTTCTTAGTCGATCAACAACAACGCCCGAATGATGGAAATACCAGTAGCGAAAATAGATATATTTTGCGCGAGAAAGCTGTTGCGAATTTAACAACATTTATTGAGAAATGTGCGCATGAGTATTTTATGGCGACATTTAGCCCTAAAAATGATGTGCGTTTAAGAATTACACAATCGTGGTTGAACTGGACAAAGCCTGGGCAATTTCATCACAAACACGCTCATCCTAATTCCTTTATCTCTGGTTGTTTCTATCCGAAAGCAGACAAGACCAAAGATAAAATATTCTTTTATAAAGATGGCTATCAGCCAATAAAATTTCCGCCAATAGAATGGAACGTATTCAATTCCGATAGTTGGTGGTTTCCTGTTGGATCTGGCGATTTAATTTTCTTTCCTTCGCATCTCACGCACATGGTTCAAACAGTCGATGCGGATGATACTCGCATAAGTCTCGCTTTTAACACTTATCCTATCGGTCATATTGGCGATGAGGACGAGCTAACAGCACTTTATTTAGGAAAGTAACATGGCGCATTTTGCAGAACTTGACGCAAATAATGTCGTCCTCCGCGTAATTGTGGTGGATACAAAAGATAACTCAACGGCTGATGGCGTTGAAAAGGAAAGCATTGGTCAAGCGTTTTGCGAGCGCTTGTTTGGCGGTAATTGGAAACAGACAAGTTATAATGGGAAAATGCGTGTACGCTATGCTGGTATAGGTTATACTTATGATGAAACGTTAGACGCATTTATTTCGCCAAAGCCCTACCCTTCTTGGACTTTGGAAAACGCTACAGCTGATTGGGTTGCGCCTGTGCCGCAGCCCACAGACGGAAAACGCTATTCGTGGGATGAATCTTCTCAATCTTGGATAGAAGCACAGGTGCCATGATGGACTACCAAGTCGCTTTCAACATCGTCCTTACACTGGCGGCGTTTCTTGGCGGCTATACGCTAAGTGGCATCAGCAAAGCTATTGAGCGGTTGGACAGCGACGTTCGCGCCCTGCCCCATTATTACGTCAGCAAAGACGACTACAGATCTGACCTCCGCAGAATTGAGGAAATGCTCAATCGCATTCTCAACAAGCTGGATGAAAAGGCTGATAAGCCATGATCCATCCCGATATGTTAGCCCTCATTATGAAATTAATGATTGCTTACATTATCATTAATGTCGTCAGTAATGCGGTGCATCTTGGTGTTGCGGCTCATAAATACTTTTGGATGGAGTTTAATTAATGCCCAACAATTGGCCGTTGCAGCGTGAGTGTTTAGCCAAATTCGGCAATCCATACGCGCCAGGATGGGGCAACACGCACATCGTTCACGTTAATTGCCCATGGCAATTGCTGATGGGACCGTTGCACATTCCCTACATCAAAATAAATAAGATCGCCGCAGAAAGCCTTACGCGCGTTCTGAATGAGGTTTGGGATTGGGCGGGTAAAGATCCTGGCAAGATCGCGTCGATCCATGCAGATCAGTTTTCTGGCGATTGGGTGATACGCCAAGCGCGTGGATTAAAAATGATCTCTATGCACTCCTTTGGATTGGCGATAGATTTTGACGCGCCGCATAACAGACTTGGAAGTAAGAACCATTTTTTCCAAAAAGATAACCCGCTTATCAAAGCGTTCTTGGATGAAGGTTGGGTGAGCGGCATAGGTTGGTCCAGAGTAGACGCCATGCACGTACAAGCAGCGAGAGTCGCGTGAAAATTGTTGCGAAATTCGCAATGTTTATGGTAGCCTTGGTGCTGAAATCGCATTGGCTAAACGTGAAAACAACGGAATGGACACCAAAAACGCGTCCACTCCGCAAACGTCGTCCTTTCTGACAGGAGATTGTTATGAATACTGTAACGTTATGGGTTCTGGATCGTCTTAAAGAAGGATCGACCTGGGGCGGAATTGGCAAATTAATTGCTGGCTTGGCGTTTCTGCCGCACGCTTCTGAAATCGGCGCGCTTGTGCCAACGCTTGGCGTTCTTGTTACCGGCGTGATCCAGATTTTCATCCCTGAGAATAAATGATCCCCACACTTCTTACGCTTATCGGCGCGCTTTTTAGTGTCGCCGGTAAGCTTTTCGATTGGCTGTACGCGCAACAGATGATTGACGCGGGAAAAACGGCTCAGCAAGTGGCAGATTTAAAGGTTCAAGTCGATGCAGCTCACAAAGCTCTTATCGCCAAAGCTGCTATTGACGCTGACATTGCTGCCAATGGTGAGCGCGTGCCAAACGACGACCCCTTCTTACGAGACTAGCGATTTCTGCTCAGTAGCGTCTGCAATTTACTACAGCCGCCACGATACCCTTCCAACAATATCTCAGATCCGCAAACACAACGCTATTGGCGTTGCGCTTAACTGCGGCTGGATTACAGCAAAACAGGCAAAGGCAGCAAATGTCACAAATTCAAAAATTAATAGAAACAAATGAATTTGTAGGATTAATCCATGACGGTCTACTTGATAATAACAATCTATCTCTTGCTGCCGCTTATAACGATGCTTGTTGCTGGATTGCAGAACTCGCAGCCCAAGTGCGATTGCTGGAAGGACAAACAAGCGCAGGATTCTGCCGACGAGACACAAGCAAACTAAAAATGCCGACAAGAGAAGTGTTAGTCGCGCCAGTGGATGAAGGCGACGAATGGTTAAAAACAGGAGTCAGCAATGAATGATGACTACGATGACGACGACTTCTCTGACATCGAGACGCCAGCATACGAAGAACCGCCGCTAGATCCTGTTGCCGCCAGGGCTGAAGCCACATGGCGCGGCATCGCCCTACTCGATCACATCAAAGATCCAGAGCTAAAAGCAAAAGGCGTACTCATGCTGGATGCAATCAGACGCTCTTTTAAAACTCTGCCAAGCGGCGATTTAACCACAATCCAAGGTGGCAAATCATAAAGCAAAGTCTGGGATGACTTTCATTCTGGACATAATCTGATCGGCGGCGGCTGTTGCTGCCGCCTCTGCGCATTCATCAACAAGATGAGCGTAGCGCATGGTGGTTTGAGCGCTTTTGTGGCCGAGCAATTCACCGATCTGCGCCAGCGACAATCCGGCAGACAGCGCCGCAGATGCAAAAGAATGCCGCAGATCATGAAGGCGAAGATCTGGACAGCCAGCTTCTTTGCGCACGCTTTCCCAATAAGTAACCGGCGACAAGATGCCAGTGATTGTGCCATTGGCAATCTTGGGCAAGGTGTCGAGTAGTTCCATGGCTGGGACTGGCAGACGAACAATTCTGTTGTCGCCAGTGCGGTCGGTCTTATGCTTTGTCAGAACAATCTTATTGCCCTGGATCATCGACCATTTGGCGTTTTTAATTTCCCCGCAGCGCGCGCCGGTAAGAATAAGCAAATAAATAAACGCCACGCTGGCCGGATATTTTTCTCTATCGCGATGCAGGATCTCGGCGATCTTGGCCGCTTCGTCGCCAGCCATGTATCTTTTGCGCTTTGTTTCTGGATAGCGCTCGACTTTACCAGTTGGATTTTTCTCGACCCATTCCAACGGATCGATAGCAAAATTAAACATTGTGCCAATCAGCGTCAGCGTTCTGTTGGCAGCAATTGGCGTGTCAGCCATCTCCTGCATCATCTTGGTGAGGACGCTAAAATTAATGTTGGCAAGTTTCATCTTGGCGAACCTGGGCGAGATATACAGCCTATACTGGGCCTCGTATTCTTTCCCCACGCGCTTTTTATCGGCTTTGTGAGTTTTAAACTCAGCCCATAGGTCGGCAATG